CAAATATTATTTATAGGAGTTTGTGGGAAAGAAAGTTTATGGTCTGGTGTGATAAGAATGAAAATGTGCTCCAATGGGGTAGTGAAGAGATTATTATCCCCTATGTGTCACCTGTGGATCGCCGTGTGCACCGATATTTCCCTGATTTCTATGTAAAGGCACGCACAAAAGACAATAAAATTAAGAAATACATCGTTGAGGTTAAACCAGAGAAGCAATGTATGGTGCCAAAACGACCTAAGAGACAAACAAAAAAGTTTATTAATGAGGTCAAGACCTACGGTATTAATCAGGCAAAATGGAAAGCAGCGACTGAATACTGTCTTGACAGAAACATGGAATTTATGATACTCACCGAAAAACACCTTAAGGTATGAGTTTATTCAAAGACGTAAAAGAGCTAGCAGGAGGGCGTAGTCAATCTAAGGATTGGTATCGCTCACAGGTTAGATATGGTCTAGAGTCTTTAGGGCGTCCTATCAGAGAAGGTGATATTCTATTCTATGACTATGTAGCACAATCACAACGATTAGACTGGTATGACATGCACCCACTAACCCTTGTGACTGATGTAGACAACTTTTTAGGACAGTTTAGTGGTGGTAATATCCACTATTTACGCCCATCTGCAAGGCAAATAGTAGGAAAATCATGGGCAGGAGGTGCAAATACATATCCTTCGCGTTGCTATCATAAATACTTTATGTCTAGTGCATCAAATATATACATAGTGCCACCTTCGGCATTTACAGATTATGTCCCACTGCCATTAGAGCAGTTTCTATTTACAAGAATGGGAGTCAAAGTGCCAGTGCCTAGTAGCGTAATCTGGAGCAGAGTATGAGCTACAAACAACCCAATTCAATAAACACTTTTAGAGAGTTAATCGGGACAGGTAATAAAGAGCCTGCAAGATCTAATCTCTTCCAAGTGGTAATTGACCCGCCACCTGTTATGACAAGTGTTGGCGGTGACTTTGCTGAGCAGTCTTTGACTGGTAACCAATTCCTTGATAACGTACTTGGATTCGTCGGTATCGAAGACCAGACGCAGATGAGGAAATACCGTGAGCATGCTGATATGATGAATTACTATGCTGACACTGTGAGTATACCTGGCAGACGTATTACTGTTGGCACAGTAAGAGACGTTGGTGCAATGAGAAGATTTGCCACTGATACTAGTTTTAGTGAAATGCAAGTATCATTCTTGCTACCTAAAGACATGTATCATAGAGAGTATTTTGAGAGATGGATGAATTACACAGCATCCGACTCAGAGAATAGAGTGGGTATGTATGATCAATATACAAGTAAACTTCGTCTAATTAAATGGGAATTAGCATCCAACTACGTTGGAAAGCAGACTAGGACTAAAGATAATGGTCAAAAAGCAACCTATATGCAGCGTTTCAACGGTGTATCTGCCTGTTGGACAATGTATGGAGCATTTCCATTTGACATGTCTGCAATCACACTAAATAATGGACCTACGGATCTAATTAAATTGGATATCTCTTTCTATTACGAGAGATACCGTATGGACACACCAAACAATGCTAAGATGTTTAAAGGTGCACTTAAGGATGTCCAAATTCCAATGGACAACTCTTCTGTGCTTGATTCACTTAGCATAGATTCCAGTCTCGAAAACTTCGTCGGTATTGGGGTCTAAATAAAACATATAGTATTTGAGTATATTATGCCATTACCCAAAATTGCACTACCTGAGCATGACCTTAAAATCCCGATCACGGGTAAGAAACTTACTTACCGTCCTTTCCTTGTTAAAGAAGAGAAACTCCTCTATCTCGCCATGGAATCGAAGGATGAAAAGGAGATGGTTAAGGCAGTTAAAACTATCATTAAGAACTGCACGTCTCTCTTGGACAAGGAAGTTGAAAAACTCGCGACTTTTGAAATTGAGTATGTTTTCCTCAAAATCAGATCAAAAGCGGTCGGAGAGGTTAGTGAATTCAAGGTAACAATGCCTGATGATGGTGAAACACAGGTGGATGTATCAGTGCCTTTAGACAAGGTTGAGTTACAAGTACCTGATAATCATAATCCTAAAATCATGTTTACTGATGATGTTGGAGTCGTAATGAAGTATCCTTCACTCGACATTTTCGTCCAACAGAATATGACAGATGGTGAGCAAACCATTGATGACGTTTTCCAACTTGCAGCAAGTTGTATTGGTCAAGCATTCGATGGTGATGAAGTTTATGATAGTTTCACTAAAAAAGAAGCAGTTGACTTCCTAGAGAGTCTGAATTCAGACCAATTTGCGAAGATCCAAGAATTCTTTGAAACTATTCCAAAACTCAGTTATACCATGAGTGTGAGGAATCCTAAGACCAAAAAAGATAATGACATTGTATTTGAGGGCTTAGCAGCTTTTTTCGCATAAGTCTGTTGCATGATAGTCTTGAAAACCTATACAAGACTAATTTTGCTTTGATGCAGCATCACAAGTATTCTTTGACTGAGTTAGAGAATATGATCCCATGGGAGAGAGATGTCTATGTTAATTTGTTACTAGCCTATCTTCAAGAAGAAGAAAGACGCCGTGCAGCAGAAAATAACAGGAATCGAGTTAATCTCTAATGTCAGCAATACGGTCATTCGTTACTGTTAAACCTTTCAAGTCCACGACTACGGTCGGCACCAACATGAATGGACTTCGGAAGAGTGTGAACAGACTCGGACAGACCACTGAGGGCATCGGTAAGTCCATCGAGCAGATGGCAATCATTACTGAATTCCAAAAGGATTACATTGTAAGCAAAGTCAAGACAGATAGAAAATATGATGTAGGTAAGGATAAAGAGAAGAAACTTATCGCTTCACGCCTAAAAGTCCAGAAGAAAAGAGAGAAGTTACGAGGAAAGAGAGACAAGTCTGCGGACATGTCTAAGAATCTAGAGAAAGGCAAGGAGATAGCGAAGGAGAAAGAGAATAGAAAGAAGGAATTGACTCCTTTCCAGAAGATGTTGGATAGGATCGGTGGATTCTTCAGCTCAATTTTTAGTGCATTTCTCTTGTTTGGTGGTCTCGACTGGATGTCGAAGAATGGAGAAGCAATTAAACAAGTATTTAAAGTAGTAGCATCTCTAGTTAAGTTTGTATATAAGATAACGAGTTTTGGTGTTAATAATGTCTTAAATGGACTGACCAATATGTTTGGTCGGACAGATAATTTAGGAGAGAATAAGATCAATAGGGTATTCCGATTCTTTAAGGGAGGAATGCAGTTATTGGTAGGTCTTGCAGCACTTAGAGGTGCACAATACTTACTCATGCCATGGAAGTTGTTTAGTGATGTAGGTAAACTAACCAATATCTTTGAAGGTGCTAGAAAGACTGAGCAGGGTGCTAAAGAAGCAACTGAAAGAGTAAAAAACGGATATTACGACAAAAAGACTAATAAGTTTTATACTAAAGAAGAGTATAATACGATGCGTAAGGCAGCTCGTAAGCAGCCTGGCGGATTAAAAGCATTTGAGAATAGAGTTAGACCGACGTCTAAGATCGGTGGCATGAAGATGGGTGCTACCAGACGTATGGGTAATGCATTCAAAGGATTGAAAGGAAGGATACCTGGCGGTGGTGCCACAATGTTGGCAGGTGCTACATCCGTAGTTGGTGGTATCGGTCGCATCATGGGTGGAGATAGAGAAGGAGAGGCAAAAGGCACAGCAGCAGGTGAAGGTGTAGGTAAAGCAATCGGTGGTGTAGCGGGAGCAGCAGCAGGTGGTGCATTGTTACCATTCTTAGGACCTTTCGGACCTATGATTGGTGCTGCTATTGGTGACTTCTTAGGTGGATTCATTGGTAGTAAGATAGGACCTATTATTCAACCTATCTTTGAGCCTATTGCACGAGCATTTGGAATGATGAAGGACATATTCCTAGCTCCTCTCATGCCAGTGCTTGAGCCAATGAAAGAGTTACTCGGCACATTCTTTAAAGCATTGGGTAATATTGTCGGCACTATAATGAAGGCAATTATACCTATTACAAAGTTTGTAGGTTTTGTATTAGGTGGTGCTATTAAGACAGTCTTTAAGGTATTGTCGTTTACCTTCAATTTAATTAAGAATATTGTCGCATTTACTTTAAATCCTATAGGATTTGCATGGGATGTTATAAGACGTAAGGATCCTGGCAGAGATATAGAATTAGATCAGGTAGCAAATGCAAAAGGATCAGAGAAGAAACCAGATCTTGAGCAGTTTGATCAGGGTGGAGAATTTAGAGGTAGAAGTCAGACTCCTAAATTTGATAAGAATAGAGATAGAGCAACTTTCACTCCAGCTCCTACTCAGCAGGATACTAAACCTAAGATATCATCTAAGAATAGACTCACACCATCACCTTTGATGGGATTAGCACTAGCAGTAGATGTTTTAGGTAAGGGTCTAGTTGCTGCTATTACTGGTGGTATTGCACTTTTTGGTATATTTGCACCTAACGTCAAGAAGATATTAGGTCCTCAACTGTCAGTAGTATCTCAGATTTTTGGAGGTGGTGCATCTGCAAGCTCAGGTGGTAGTGGTGGTGTGAAAGCAATTCCTGTGCCACAGGTTGACTTGATGGCAGAGGAGAGAAAGAAACCACAGAGTGATTTGTCTACAACTATCAAGATGATAGGTGTAGGTAAGAATAGTCTTATTGGTATTCTACAGAGAGCTGTAGATACAATGGATACTGATGAAGATACAGAAGAAATGGCAGTGGGTGGTCTTCTCATGGGTGCTGCCATTGGAATTGGCAGCTTTGTCAAGAAGATGGTCACCAAGAAGAAGAGATCTTCTAGGACTGGTATGGGTGAATCTCCTTCTATTGGGATGTATAGGAGAATGGATCAGAAGATCCAAAGGAAGAAAGAGATACAGGGATATTCACAAGGTGGTTTGTTATCAACCAATGGAGCAGTTGCTGATGTTAAACTGACACCTCAAACTCCATTCAGTGATTATGCTCTACACCATAATAAATCTGATAGTCATTCATATAACAACAATAGACTAGGTGGTCATCCTATCGTGCCTAGAGACTATGTTGCAGTAAGAGATTGGAATAGACCAGGATTAGATAGAGGCACACCAGTTGTTGCAGGTGTTACTGGTAAAGTTGTATACGCAGGTGGTGACAGTCATAACACTGTGGTGATTGCTAATCATGGTAAGGACAGGATGCAATTTCACCACTTTGACAGTATTAAAACCAGTGTAGGATCAATGGTAGGACCTAAGTCTGTCATTGGATTGCAAGGAAATAAACCTAGTGGATCAGTCCATATTCACTTAGATGCATCGCCAAGTGATCATAGATCGTTTGCTGCAGCACAACTTGGTGCAGAGGTAGAGGGTGATACAGATGGTGATATGCCACAGACACAAGAATTTAGAGGTCAGACACCTCAGCCTAAGATGCAAGGAGCTAATCCTGCAGCGATACCTGCTGCTGATGCTGTCCCTACAGGAGAAAGTGTGCCTACAGCAGGATCAAGTGTTAAGGATCTTATTACTAAGGTTGTAAATATATTCAGTAGATTCAAGAGAAAACCTAAGAAAGAAGACGTCCCAATCCAATCATCAATAGACAAATATCAACAACTAGAAAATAGGAATGAAGCAGACCGTCAAATGATGATAGATGGAGCAAAGGCAGAGGAAGCACTTGAGCAGACTGACACTCCTGTATGTCTACCTATATCCATGCCTATCGCAATAAATAGTGGAGGTGGCGGTGGTCAGACCTACAAGAAAGTCACTCAACCATTGACACCTGGTATTCTTAGACGATAATGGCAGAAAAACCCAAGACAGTTATTAAAAAACCTGCCCTTTATAAGATGGTATCTTTTAAGGGGGTGGATAAGAGTGCCAGTAAGGAAACACAAGAGATTACTACAGGTTTAAAGAAGAATCTTAATGCAGCAAATAGTCTTGGTGGCACATTAAACTCTATTGCACTGGCACTAGAGAAACAGACTATTGCCATGAAAGAGATGGTGCAATTCCAAATCTCACAGAAAGGTATTGATGAGAGATATAGGAAGTTAAAAGATTCTAATGAAAAACGTGATGCAGCACGTCAGAAGATAGAGGATAAGAAAGAAGCACAAAGAGAGAAGAGAGACGACGCAGCAGAGGTAAAGACTACATCTGGAAAGATTATTGCAGGTTTTGTTGGTGTAGCAGCGAAAACATTCGGTGGTTTCTTTGCGATGCTTGGTAGTATTGCAACATGGTTATTTGCAGGGATAGTTAAGTTTGCAATCTTTGACTGGATCATGAAAAATCCAGATAAAGTCAAAGCATTAGCAAAAGGTTTATATGCTATAGGTAAGTGGGCATTTGGAGTCACCACCTTCTTACTAGGCACAGCAGGAAAAGGTTTAATAAAGTTTTTAGAGAATCCTTTGTCACTACGAGGATTCTTTGGTGTGATGCAGTTTGCACTGGGCTTAGCACCTATATTTGCAGCATTCACGATACTTAGGAATCCATTAGCAGCACTCAAAGGCATAAAAGCAGTTGTGGGCATGCTTTTTGGCATGGTCAAAAACCTGATGAAGGCAGGTGGACTAGGAGGAAAGCTCAGGAAAGTAGCAAGTAGCGTTCTGCGTAGTAGAGTTGGTGGTGCAGCAGTATTTGGTGGTGCAGCATATGCAGCAGCACGGTTATCTGGTGCAGAGCAAGGAGAAGCAATAGGCACAGGTGTTGGTGCAGGTGCAGGTCAAGCAATCGGTGCTTCTCTGGGTGCAGCGACTGGAATACCTGGTGCAGGTGCGTTGGCAGGTGCAGCAGGTGCATTTGTTGGTGGTGCTGTAGGTGGTGGTATTGGTAAGGCAATGCAACCCATCATTGATCCATTCATGAAATTCTTCGGAGCAATCGGAGAAGTATTTGCATCTGTCTTTGCACCTATACAACAGGCAGCAGGAGATTTCTTTAAGGCACTTGGTGGTGCATTTAATAAGGTCTTAGACTTTATTGAGCCTGCTATGCCAATGATCAAGAAGGTTGGTGCATTCTTTGGCACGGTAGCATTTGCACCTTTGATTGGTTTGATGAAGGCATTGACTTTTATCTTAAGTTTCTTTGCAGGAGGCGGTAAGAAAGACGAGAAACCAAAAGTAGAAAAACCTAAACCTACACCGAAGAAGGAATTCAAACCTACGAAGAGGGTATCTGGTCGATTCGACATGGATACTGGTCAGGCATATATTAATGACAAAGAGGTTTCTACAGATGAATACATGGCTTATTACAATATGAGCTATGCTGAGAAACTTAAAAACTATGGCGTTACGATTGAAAAGGCAGCAGGTGGTATGGTAGTCGTCCCCAAGATGGACGACGGTGGAGAAGCATCCGAGGGTGAATCCAAGTTGGGTGCTATGTTTGAATTTGCAAATGACTACAGACAGATGATGACTCGTAAGGTCATGGCACTGTCACAGTTGTTGGCACTACCTATCAAAGCGGTTGGTATCTCTATCGTATCTGTTATTGCAAAGGTAGGATCTATGTTTGCAAAATTCTTGCCAGGTCCTCTGAAGTCAATGATCGGCAACTTTATTGCACCACTAGCAGAAGTATTTGGTGTCCCCATGAGTGTCATGGGATCAGAGAGCTCAGGTGGATCAGGCGGTGTTGACGAAGATAAATCACAGATACAAGAAGAAGGTAATCAGATCAAAGCTCTCAACAAGATGATTGGTGGAGGTGAGAAGTCTGTTATTGGATTAATGAATAAAATAATCCATGCAGTATCACCTAAGAGCAGCGAAGGTGGATGGTGGAATCCTGGCAACTGGTTTGCAGGTGGTGGTGTAATACAACCACAAGTCCCAGAGTATGCTAGAGGTGGATGGATCAACGGTCCTCAGTCTGGTTATCCTGTAAGTTTGGATGGTGGTAACTCTGTATCATTCATTGGTCACGGTCTAGAGTGGGTTGGAATGCCTAATAGAGCAAGTGGTGGATCAGCATTCATCGTCCCATTCAACACACCTAAGACAAAAACAGATTCTGGTCTTACTGGTAGAAGAATGAGAGAAGCAGTAAGTAAAGGATATGCAACACCAAAAGGATTTGCAGATGGTGGTGAAGCAAAATATAAATCTATCAATTCATATGAATCACTATACAAAGCTGGAGGTTATGTTGATGACCATGGTATCGCAGCAGGTATGCGTATGGTTGACGTATACTATCCTACATACACAGTCAAGACAGGTTTCTTAGGTCTAGGTAAAAAAGAGCAGAGAAGAAGATTCAAATTTGGAAGTAGTGATAATATGAACATGTCTACAAAGGACTTTGTGACATGGAAGATGGGAGACGTATGGGGTAAGGTTGAGCCACCAGAAACTAAACCTACAGAGACGATTAAGGGTGATAAAATCAAACCAAACATTGAGCCTATCCAGAGGAGAAAGAGAGGATCGGGTGCTAAAGATAGAGGAAGAGTAGGTGGTAACTTTAGTGGCGATCAACAGAAGAATGTAAGAGGTGAGTATGCATTTAAGGGTAAAGGTGACACCGAGCCACAGAATCAGCAGTTAGATCCTGCAACAAGGGTAGTTAAAATGACCCTAGATAAAGCAGGTCAAGTATTCAACAGCGTTAAAGACGTTGGTAAACGGTTACTTGGTTTTAAATCTGAAGAGAATAGTAACAAGAGAAAGACTAAAGAGAATGCAAACATGGCTGTCATGCAGGCAGTTGAAGCTCAGAATCAAAAGGTTGCAGCAATGGGTGCAGGTGGTGGAGAAGCATCACAACCAGAAGAAGTGCCTATCGTAATACCTAACTCAAATCAATGGAATGAAGCAGATCCATACTTTGTATCTAGATTCTCTAGATTCAGAGAAACACAAGCTGACTTGACCTACACACCTACACTTAAATAATGGCAGAAAGAAGAGCGAAAATTGTAGAGCTGAATGAAGCATCCATTGCCTTTGGTGAAGAGGGTAGGATGAAGTGGTCTGAGCCATTGTCACCTAAGAATAGACTTAAGGGTGATAATGTCTTTGATATTGGTGATCTTGTTGCATCTATAGAATACTATGAGTCTATTGATAGTCCTTTCCTAAGGTGTGACATAGCAATCGTTGACTCTATTGATCTATACAAAAAGATTCGTGGTAAGGAAATTGTAAAGATTAAAATTACCTCAGAGAGCTCAAACAAGGATCCATTAGAGGTTATCTTCCGAATCTTTAAGATGGGTAGTTTCATCAAGAATGAGAGAGCAGCGATGTATATCCTGCATCTCGTGTCACATGAAGCATTCTTAAATGAAGCAAACAGAGTATTTGGTGCATTCGGACCTTGTGAGAAGCACAAAGACAAGGACAATCTTCCTAGATTTATTGCAAAGGAATATCTCAAGGCAGGTGAAAAAGCAAAAAATAAAAACTTTGAAAAACCTAGCAAAGTTTGTTTCAGTTGCCCTAATTGGAGACCCTATGACACTATTGCATATCTTAGCGATAAGGTATTGAGACAAGAGGGTGGCACAGGTAAGAGATCTAACATGCAATCAGGTTTCTTATTCTATGAAAATAAGCATGGATTTCATTACAAATCTATTGACAGACTATGTGAGGGTAATGAAAACGATGAGATTAAAACATATACCTACATGCAGTCAGGTGTAGAGACTAAAACTGCAGTAGAAGAATACTTTAAAATTGAAACTATTACATTTCCAGATAAAGTTAATCATCTAGAAAAATTAAGGACAGGTTTATATAAAACATCTGTGCTTGGTGTATCAGTCCCTTCTCTAGGATTGACACATCTACCAACAGCATCCTCAAGTGGTGGTGAGAATAATACCACTGAGGTGAAGAGAAAGAATTTTGAAACTACGTTTGAATCTATATTTGATAAAGCATCGACGATTGACACGGGCAGACCATTTCAAGACACGGGTTTTGATTCTAAAGCACAAGCAGCTACTAGATTCAAACTAAGAGTCATGCCTACTTGGATTCACCAACCTGCAGGTGGTGGAGATCCAGAAGGGGGAACCAGGACATATCTTGACACGCTATCTGTATCATCGTATGCTACTGCTAGGTATGCATTACTAAATGCTATACAACTAACAATCGTCGTACCAGGTAACACCGCTCTTGCTGTAGGCGAATTGGTTAAAGTCAGCATTCCCGCATCTAAAACGGAGAATAAGAATGACGTCAAGCAAGATCGTGTATATAGTGGTAAGTATCTGATTGCAGGTCTAAAACATGTCTATCGTAAGGATGGCATAACAACCACTCTTTATCTTACTAAAGATTCGATCCGTGAAGATAAATAGTAGTAATCACACAGGTATCACACATGAAAAGCATCGAAGCACACATCGAGAAGGATAAGCAAATCCTTAGCGATCCTACCACAAATCCACAAATGCGTCGCCACATCGAGTTGGAGTTGCATGATTTGGAGGACTATGTTGAGCACCACAAGAAAGAGATCGAAGCAGGAGATCACCATGATCCTAACTGCATTGAGCTATTCTGTGACCAACACCCAGATGAGCCAGAGTGCTTAATTTATGAAGATTAATTATGAATAATGTTGGACTAGAAGTGCTGTTTTGGACTACATTGTCTGTATACTTGCTTGCAAAGGCAGGTGTATTTAAAAAGTAATGGCACGTCGCAAAAAAACAAACAAACTAAAGAATCCTCCTACACTTAAAAGTATTAAGTGGAAGGAAGATCTGCTTGAAAAAGGACCTAAGTCTTTTATGCAAGCAATCCTCTATGAACAACTAAAGAAAAAGCAACCGTAAATTTATGTTATCAACCCAGTATCGTCTCCGCCTACAAGAAATTTGTAAGAGCATCGCAGCAGGTATGGAAGTTAGTTTGGAAGATATGATTTGGGCAGAAAAGTTAGCAAAAACAAATACATCCGCAAGAGGGATGTTGCAAACAGCAAGGAGGTTGGCAACGAATCCAGACGACTCTTTTCTGAATAACTTGAATATTGGAGACCCCGATTCAAGTAAACACAAAAGGGGTTTCACTGATGCAGGAGACATCGCAGACTGGTTTAGACAAGATAGACCTGACGATTGGAGACAACGAGACTGATGGAATATCTAATATTTTTTGGAGCATTTACTTTTTGGGGTGTATGCGTAGCGAGGTATATTGATGCTAGGTAACATACTCCTGTGGTCTGCTTTTCCATTTGTAATGGCGACTCTATACTTTGGGTCTAGAGGTGGATATTACGACACGGATAACTACAAGGGTGACGGTTGTGCCCATGATGTAAAACGTTAAGTATTTGTTATAAATAGAGTTAGCAAACTCTAACAAATATGTAACAAATGCGACTAAAAGAAGTAAAAAAGGCAGCAAACAAAATAATCAAAGATCCAGATCATTGGTCATCAGCAGAAATTGTATACGCTAGGATGATGAGAGAGCAAGCAAAGAAAGGGCTTGACAAGAAACAAAATAACAAATAGAATTAGCTTGTTGGGTTTCAGACGATGAGTAGCTTTGAAGAGGCTCTGTGTGGACATTACTCAAATAAATCTCAAGCATATTCAGATCCACAAAAGTGGCCACTAATCCACATTGAATGGACTGAGATCAAAAAGGGTAAGATTTTAGAATGTAAATCTTGGTATGAGTATGAGGGTCCTAATAAACCCTATAAACATTTCAGAGCAAAATATAAACGTATTCACGAAGATATAATTGAGTGTGATACTTTAGATCTAAAAAGAAACAAAGAAGGATGCGGTTTTGTCTTCGTCAAGATGGACGATGGGACATGGTGGGGAGAGACAAACGGTCCTTGTGTAGTAAATGATGTTAACATAACTGCACTTGCAAGATTCAATGGCACTGATTACTGGTCATTCGACAATGGTCGTAGACTAAGATCAGGTGCATTTGTTTGGGGCAAAGAAGAGAAGGATGGCGAATTTCATTTCGTAAAACTTCCTAAATAACTTATATCCATACCAATTATAATGATAACAGATTATTCTGGATCGGACGGATTCACTTGGTGGGTCGGGGAAGTCGAGTCTAATAAAGACCCGATGCAACTTGGTCGTGTCAAGGTGCGTATCTATGGATGGCATACTGGTGGTAATGACTCAGAGGATTACCTAAAGAAAATGCCAACCGAGGCATTGCCATGGGCAATGTGTCTAGTCCCTACAGATAAACCACAGGTAAAACAGATCGGATCCAAGGGCGAATTGCAGGAAGGTGCAATGGTCGTTGGTTTCTTCATGGATGGTGAAGAAGGTCAGATCCCTATGGTTATGGGTGCATTCCATACTGTTAAAGATCAGAAGGGTGACACCTTTGCTGCTAACCCAGAAGAAGCAAAGAAAGATGATGATAATCCACCACAAGCACAGACACTTACAGGTGAAAAGGTAAACTCAGGTAACACTGCTGTAGCAGTTGTTTCACCACCTGCAGATCCTGGTGGTCAAGAAGATGAGTCTAGAGGTGCACTAGGTAAGGCAGCAGTTGTCAACTCAGGTCATGGTGACCCTACGACTAACCCTGCTATTGTCCCATCTGAGATGCAAGGTGTTGCTGATGGTGTAAATGGATCTGCGGGTAAAGGATTCCAGACTGACTTAAGTCGTATGTTGAAAGAGTTGGGCAACATGGGTAACCAACTCGCTAGAGGTAAGGATGGCACATATGTTTCTATCATCACTGGTAAAATTATACCTGGCGACCCAATTAAAGAAAGACTGAATAAGATTGTAAACTTTGTAAGTGGTGGTCTATCTGGTATGCTTGCACCTCTAAAGCAAGCAATGGCAGAAGCAATCTCCAAGGCAGTAAACTTGATCGTGAAACTTGTATCAAAGTTTGTGCCGATGGCAGTGTTGAAAGTTATCATGGCTTTCCTATCGCAGATCCTAGATATCTTCTGTATGCCTGTGCCATCATGGTTAGGTCTGGTTAACAGTGCACTAGGTGACATCTCTAGTTTTGCCAATGGACTGGCAAATAGTATTACGGATAAGATTACTGATGCGTTAGATGGCGTAGCTAATAAAGTAGATAATATCATTGATCGTATGCTGAATGGTGCACAGAAAGCCATGTCAGATACAGCACAAACTATTGGCACAGTGATGACTGGTATCCTTGGTGTATCCGAGGCAGGCAAAGGTGTGACAGCACTTACTGGTAATATTAAAACTATTCTTACTACAGACTTCTCTAAGTTGGACTGGGGATCTCTGTTGGGTATCGTCATGGGTATCCTTAAGGCACTATTTGCAAAGGACTGCGGACGAACGACGAAGGTCAGTAAGACGAAAGGGTGGTTTCCATTACTGGGGACTACCCAATGCGACACTTTTGGAGAGACACTTAAACAAAGTGGGAATCCACTACCTGCAGGTAAATGGGGTAAGGAGCAGAAAGACGGTCGAGGATTCTTTAATGATATGTTTGGTGAGATCGATCCTTACCGACAAACTACTCAAACATTTTTAAATGGCACAAGCATTATTGAGGACGCTACACCTAAGAAGGAAAAGCGTATTGTCAGTGGTCCTGGTGGTGTATCTACTATTGAGGATAAACTTGGCAATGTCCATAAGAATGTCCCTAACAATGACACGAGAATTATTGCGAAGGATTCTTGCGAAACTGTAAAAGGTAATAAGACTCTAACTGTAGAAGGTGACTACTTCTTGAAGGTCATGGGTAACTTCAACATTGAAGTTGTTGGTGCTATGAATATAAATCAGAGTTGTGGAGATCCTACAGAAACTACAGGATCATCTAAACCCTCTAAACCTAAGACTAAGAATGAAAGAGGGCAGTATGCATTCCGCACTGACAATGCTAACTTCTTTAAACCACCTACACCTGTCTATGGTCGCAGCGACTATCCTGCATATCCTAAGGAGCCAGGCACTGATAAATGGGGACGTAGAGAAGGCGGATCAACTCTAGCCGTGCCTACGAAGAGTAGTAGTAGCAAAGAGCAATCATCTGTTGAAGTGAAGCACGGTGACCATACCATTGCATACTCTGGTATTGTTACAGTCCAAGGTGCTGACGTTAAAATACAGGCAGCAGATAAAATTAATATGTCAGCACAGGTAACTAAGATTGAAGGTAACGCTATTGATCTGGTTGCTGACGGTGAGATTACTATGGAAGCAAACTGGATCAGTAAATTCCTAGGATCTGGTGAGTTGGCATTCGTTAATATGTTTAGTCTTGACGTTATGCCTAAGGTCTCTGGTGTATTCCAGATGGTCAAGGGATCTATTGTTGATGCATGTGTTGACCAACCAGGTATCCCACCCGCTACACCACCACTACACATTCGTATTGCTAATGCCACAACTCTTGTGGGTGGTATGGCAGACGTAGTGTCAGGCACAACTGGTGCACACTTTACTTTCGTTAACACCTCATCAGGTGGTATCGCTGAGATCGTTAATGCAGCAGGTGGTGCTATCATTAACCAAGTAAACAACGGTATCGCATCATACGGTGTGAATACTGGATTCTTCGCTGCAGGTTGCTCTGCAGGACCTACTCAGATTTATGGCTTGCCAGTCCTGTTGAATTGATGTATAGTATAGGGAGTGACCCCCCTATATTATGGACTCAGATGCCGTCGCTCACATTTTTGTGAAGATGAGTCAACGGAAGATAACCATCCTTGATGAGGCAGGTTATGAAGAAGTTGTTAAATACAAGTGGGACGAGGAAGGAGGAGAAGGTTTCTCTGAAACTCTTGCCAACTTCCAAGCAGCAGTCCCTAGAGATCTACTTACAATCACACCATGAGCACTATTATTACTCTCACACAAGATGAGATTGAAAGTAACTTTGACTTTGCGTTGAAACTTTGCGAAAAGGGTCACACGATCAAAGTTATTACGAAAGATGAAAAAGCAGTTTTGCTGACCCCAGTTATGGGTTACACTCAACTTCCAGATGATGTAAACATCCCAGACGCTGAGGAATTTGTCCCAGACCCTGCTGCTGTCGGAGTATATGTAGCAGAGTCCATGAGAGAAATGACGAAGGATTTTTAAATGTTACAGGTCAAGGTAAGCGAAAACTATTGTTATCTAGAATTACCTGATCAAGGACGTCAAATCGTCAAGTGTTATAAAATCAATGGTATGCCCTATACCTTTGATGAGTTGCCAGAATTTATGCAACAAGACGAAGAGATCATTCTAGATGCAGAGACATCCTCAGAATACACAATGGAAGACTTATTCAAGTATTCCTGTTATCTTTGTGAGGAGGAATGTCACCCACTGATGTGGGATCTGGAAGGGTATGTTGTTAACTTTGAGGAGGTGCCCGATGCTTGAGATTCTATTAGCAGCGAGCATGACATATAAAATGCCTGATGCATCCTTTGCAGAGGCATATGTATTGAAAGAATTACAAACACAAGGAATTACAGACAAGAATGCTCTAGCCACTGTGCTAGGTAATATTAAACAAGAATCAATGTTTCACTCTAATATATGTGAAGGTGGAGCAAGAGTAGAATACGAAAACTGTCATACAGGTGGTTATGGTCTGATCCAATGGACATCCCTTGCAAGGTATGCGGGTCTAGGAGCATTTGCAATGAAATATAATTGCGATCCTAGTAGTCTTGCATGTCAGACTCGTTATATGATGAATGAATATCAATTCCAATCCATACTTCCAGACCTAAAAGAAGGAGGTAAAACTATCGACCAGTATATGAAACCTGCATATAGTTGGTTAGGATGGGGTGTATACGGTCAAAGAGGGACTTATGCTGAAGAATACCGACAAAGGTTGACTCTTGACTAGTATAAATAAAGTTGTAACTAAATAGCGAGCGGTTGTGGCAACCAAAAGAATATCACAATTAGGTACTATAACGGATGCAGAGGTTACTGGCGAGTCGATTCTCCCTGTAGTTATTTCTGATCCATTACAACCTAACCGCAAAGCCAAAGTTAACCAGTTGCATAGAGGTGTGAGTGCAGGTACAGCGTCCACGCCTGGTCTATGTTTCGATTTGGACAGGGACACAGGACTCTACCAAGCACAAGCAAATGAGATTGGTATAACCTTTGGATCTGCGACAATCTATAACACTAGAGTAGCAAACACTGATGGATCTTCAACGGTAAACATCACTGCTATTGATACGGCTAGTGCTAACAGCAATGTACAAATCACTCCTCAGGGTAGTGGTTATTTTACTGTACAGGGTCTGACTCAGTTTAAAGACGTTGAATTCTATCTAACAGGTGATCAAAACCCTGCTAAGAGAGCATTCTTTAATGCTGATACTATCTCTACACAGTCAGGTACAAAAAGATTTGACTTGCCAGATGTAGGTGCAAACACGTCTACAACTCTCGTTGCTAACGACACATTCCAGACACTGACAAATAAGACTCTTATCATCAAAGATAATGAGTTGTCTATTACTGGATCTACATCTACCGATAAGATTGCTAAGTTAGAGTGTGACGCATGGCAATCACCAGGCACACATATCTATAGACTGCCTGATTTCGGTGCAACACAAACACAATCAACGCTGATTGACGACATTACAGAGCAGAATATATTCAACAAGAATATGGTTAACCCCACATTCTCGAATACTCCCTCTGGTGATCCTCAAAACCCAACACCACAGGTTATCTTTGATTCCTCTGGTATTACTGCTGATCGCACGATCACATTTGATGATCTTAATGCTACTCTCGTTGGTACAGACTCAACTCAAACACTAAGTAATAAAGTATATCAGGGTGCAATTTTTGCAGATACTACTGCAGGTGTAGGTATTAATAGGAAAGTAACTTTTGACTTGTCTAACATTGAAGACAACCAAAACTATTCTTTTAGTTTCCCAAACAACGACCCTTCTGCTCCCCTAAATACTACTGATCCTTCGGTTCTTGTAACAGAATTGAAGACTCAAACGTTGGTTAACAAGACCTTTGAATCTGCTAAGATTAACAACCCTAACGATTTAAACGGTTTAGTTACTATTGATGTCTCTAATATTACTGAGGCAGTAACGATTCAATTCCCTAACGCAGACGCAACGTTACTTTCTACTAATAACATCGCTGAGGTGGGTATTAGTTTCGGTGGTCCTATTTCCGCCCCAGTCTTAGGTGGACAACTTAGACTACAATCACATTTCCAGTCAGGATGGTAATTAAAAAATGACAGCAGGTAGACTAGCTGCCGTATCACCCGCAGCAACCACAGATACGACGCTTTATAAGGCGAATATCACAGACACAGCATCGACGGTAGTCAATGTGTGCAACCAGAATGGATCTGGTAGCTCATATCGATTAGCGTTGAGAGATTACGATCAGGTGCTACACCTAGATGGTTTGAATGCTAGTGCATATAAATTTGCAAAAGGCAATCCAATCACATCTTACTACTTGGATCTTAATCCAGGTTTCCAAGATTCACAAGCAATTCCTGGCACTAATTTTACATCTACTAACGGTGCGACTGGCACTATTCTTGATGTATTCAAACCCACGACTGCTGTAACTTACTACACAAAGATTGCTGAGATTATTCAACTTAGTTTCGCTGCTGACTCTCTGACTGGTACTCCTGTCGATGGTGAGACTATTACTGGTGCAACTTCTGGTGTTACTGCATCCAACCGTGGTGTGCAGGCAGGAGGTACTTCTGCATATATTGAGATCGCTGATATTGGCACAGGTGGCACTTCAGTTAACGTAGATAGAAATACTGGTCTTGCTGACGGTATGTATCTAACTGTTGGTGACCCTGCTAACTCAGATAATACAGACGAAATTATTTCTATCAATTCCTCTGGAATTAACACTACGACTAACGTCCTGACTGTTACTCGTGGTGCACTTGGCACAACTCCTGCAAATATTCCTGCAGGTCGTTTGTCTGTTGCATGGTCAGCATCTGCTACTACCACTACCATTGATGAGGGTGGCACATATGCTGCAGGTGACGTAACTCTTACTGTTACAGACTCTACTGGTTTTGTGACTGGTGGATTTATCTTGATTGACAATGAGATCCTAGAGGTCACAGGTGTTGCAGGTAATGATCTTACTGTTACTCGTGGGTCTTACGGCACATCTGATGTTAACCACAACAACGGATCCAATGTCACACTCTTGACAAACAATGGACAGTATCTTCTTAACTGGTTTACAACTGACGAGGGACTTACATTCGCAGGTGGTGCAGCAGCAACTGTATCATTCAGTGCAACTGCATCTCAAACAATCTCTACTAAGTTTGTTTTGTCTCTTACAGGTGCTAGTGCAACCGATCATATCTATAATCAGGCACTACAATTAGACCTTGACAGGACATATATCTTTGATCAAAGTAACGCAACAAACGCAGGTAACGCATTTAGATTTTCAGCAGATGACACTGAAGGTCCTAATGGATCAGGTACTGAGTATACTACAGGTGTTACTAAGGTAGGTACTGCAGGACAAGCAGGTTGCACAGTAACTATCAGCATCACAGATTCTACTAGTAACCTATTGAATATCTACTCTGAGGATGGACTTGATCCTTCACAGACTGGTGGTCGTGGTTTTACTGCTAACGTTAGTTTGACTCCTACTTACACAAGAGTTTACATCTACAATGTTGCAGGTGAGCCACTTGCTGCTGCTGATACATTTACTATCGGTGGTATCACACAAACTGTTGAAGCAAACGGTGTAAGCGTAGGTCCTTATGGTTACGTCCATGGATGGGATCCTGCAACTAATCATCTGAAAGTTTCTATTGATAGAAACTCAGCAGCATTCTCTGTGGGTGATCAATTCTATGACTCTCCTACTCTTAACAATGGTGTAAGATCTATGACGGAAGTTGTAGATGGTAAGATTCTTACCATTGATACTATCAGTGCTGCCGATGCAAGTAGGACTGCAGGGACATACACAGTCAGTGGATCTACTAACGGTAGTGGCACTGGACAATCATTCTCTGTTGTAGTCGCAGCATCTACAGGTGCAGCAACTGTGACAGTCTTGAATGGTGGTAAGAATCACACTGTTGGTAATACTGTAACTATCCTTGATAGTGATCTAGGTGGTGGAGGTGCTGCAAACCTAACCTTCAATGTAGCAACTATCTCATCTGGTATTCAAACTTCTGCAACAGGAGTTTACAACGTAAGTGATTACCTATTCTATGATAAGGCAATCGCTGCAAACGTTAGTGAAAAGAATTCATCTATCGTTGTCGGACCTGGTCAAAACCTAGTCTGTCGTGCAGCAAACACAAACGTATCTTTTATTGTTAATGGTTTTGAGTCTTCATCTTCCGACTTTGAGGTCGTGAATATGACTAAGACTTCAACTGGTGGTGAAGGTGGCGGTGCTCCAACCCCATAATAAATAACCATATAGGGAAACAGTAAATGGCACTTACTCGTCTTAAAAATATCATTACATCGAGGACTGGACGTATTATCTACGTTAACCCCGATGATTTTGATGCGTCAGATAGTTTTGATAATAGAGGTAACTCAGCGTTACGTCCATTTAAGACGTTGCAACGTGCATTTCTAGAAGTATCGAGATTTTCATACAGAGTTGGTCTTAGTAATGACGAATTCGATGCATTCTCGATCTATCTGTATCCTTCCGAGTATGTGCTAGACAATAGACCAGGTCTTGCAGATTTTAACCAGATCCAACCATTTAATGAGAATACTAACTTTGATATAACGTCTGCATCCAATGAGCTTTATAAATTTAATTCAACTCGTGGTGGTATTATTGTCCCTCGTGGTTGCTCTGTTGTTGGTTCGGACTTACGTCGAACCAAAA